CCTCTATTCCATCCAGATGGATTGCTGGCTCGCAGATCTGGCGGCGCTGATCGGCATTGAGGAGCGGCGACGCTCTAGCCAGATCTGCCGGACACCGAATCACCTGTGGCACCTCGGTGAGCAGCGAATCGTTGGCACGCACGATTTCGCACCTGTGTTCGTTGCCCGAGCATGGTCACGCGCGCCGCAGGACAAGATCACCGCAGTCCTTGCCGACACCGTGTGGCCGCGTGGTGGCGTTGTTCTGTGCCCAAGGCGAACCAATGCCTCGCTGCCACGTGACCACACGCTGCGCGGCTTCGATGAGTTCGTCCGCTTGACCGATGGCGCAGATGCGTTCGACACCGATGCCTTTGATCGTGTCCTGCGAGGCTACGCAACCAACGTGGGTGAGCCGGAACCGGTGCAGTTCTTCAATGGCAAGCGGCTCAAGCTCCCGCACATGGCGTCGTCCATCGAACTCACTGAAGCGCGCGCCAAGATCATCAAGCTGATGTGGGGGACCGAAGGAAGTGCCCCGCCCGTGATGTCGTGGAAAGAGGTGAATGGTTCCGTCACCGTCAACACCGGCTTCCAATCCTTCGACGATGCCTTCGGCGACAAAGTAGCGCGTGAGGAGGTGATTGAGCTGGTTTCGCGCGGGAAATACCGGGTGAGGCGCAACACATAAACGCACCCATAAATCGAACCAGACACGGCCCATAAACCCGTGCGGAGACTGCGATGTGCCCATTTCATACAGGAGGCACATCGAAATGCAAACTCACTTCACCAACGCAACATCTGGCCTGATCCCGGCCAAACCCGGTGCGCCACAGCGCATCGCCCTTGACGAAAACGAGCTGGCCATCCGCTGGGGGCTTTCCGTCAAGACCCTGCGCCGCTGGCGGCAGGAACAACTCGGCCCGGTTTTCTGCAAGCTCGGTGCCCGCGTCACCTACCTGATCTCCGAGGTCGAAGCCTTCGAGCGTCGCGTTTCGCGGCACTCGACCTTCACTCGTGCATACCAGTGAGGAGAGCGGCCATGAGCGATCTGACCATCTTTCCCGCCGACCTCGCTGCCATGAGCACCGCCCAGTTGGTGGCGCTGCCGATCACCGATTTCGTCGCTGCCGAGCGCAATGTAGACGAGGCCACTGCTTACCTCAAGCAGCTGCGTGCCAAGCTGGATGCCGCCAAGCTCCAGCGCTACGGCGAGCAGGCCCGTAGCGCGCTGCGGGATTCCGGCCGCGACTTCGGAACCGCCCACGTCAGCGACGGTGCGCTGCACGTGAAGTACGAGCTCCCCAAAAAGGTGACCTGGAGCCAGACCATCCTCAAGGAGATGGCCGAGCGTATTGCCGCCTCAGGCGACAAGGTCGAGGACTACATCGACATCAAGTTGTCGGTGTCCGAGTCCCGCTACACCAACTGGCCCACGGCGCTGCAGGAGCAATTTGCGGCTGCGCGCACTGTCGAGGAAGGCAAGCCGAGCATCACCCTGACGCTCGATGGGGGTGCCGCATGAAGAAGCTCCCCATCGTGTCCGCAATCGAGCGGATGGCCGAGCGCAAGGGCGTGAAGCTGCTGATGCTGGGCAAGTCCGGCATCGGCAAAACCACGCGGCTCAAGGACCTCGACCCGGCCACCACGCTGTTCCTCGACATCGAGGCCGGTGACTTGGCGGTGGCCGACTGGCCGGGCGACACCATCCGTCCGGCTTCGTGGCCGGAGAGCCGCGACTTCTTCGTGTTCCTCGCGGGCCCGGACAAGTCGCTGCCGCCTGAGAGCGCCTTCTCGCAGGCTCATTACGACCACGTCATCGAAAAGTTTGGTGATCCGACACAGCTCGAGCGCTACCAGACCTTCTTCCTCGACTCGATCACGCAGCTGTCCCGCCAGTGCTTCGCGTGGTGCAAGACGCAGCCGGGTGCCGTCAGCGACCGCTCGGGTAAGCCTGACCTGCGCGCGGCCTATGGCCTGCTCGGCCAGGAAATGATCAGCGCATTGACCCACTTGCAGCACGCACGCGGCAAGAACGTGGTGTTCGTGGCGATCCTCGACGAGCGGCTCGATGACTACAACCGCAAGGTGTTCGTCCCGCAGATCGAAGGCAGCAAAACCAGCCTGGAGCTGCCCGGCATCGTCGACGAGGTTGTGACGCTGGCCGAGATCAAGGCCGAGGACGGCAGCACCTACCGCGCCTTCGTCACCCACACCGTCAATCCCTACGGCTTTCCGGCCAAAGACCGCAGCGGTCGCCTCGACCTGCTGGAGCCGCCGCATCTCGGCGCGCTGATCGCCAAGTGCGCAGGCGCTTCCGCCGTGCCTGCCAGCGCCGCCACCTCCGCACACATCGAATCTCAGGAGTAATCGCAATGACCGCATGGAATGACTTCAACGACGCCGACGCCCAGCAATCCGGCTTTGATCTGATCCCCAAGGGCACCGTTGTCCCGGTGCGCATGACCCTCAAGCCCGGTGGCTATGACGACCCGTCGCAGGGCTGGGCCGGCGGCTACGCCACCGAATCTTTCGAGACCGGCTCGATCTACCTTGCCGCCGAATTCGTGGTCACCGCTGGTGACCACGCCAAACGCAAGATGTGGTCGAACATTGGCCTGCACTCCAAGAAGGGGCCGACCTGGGGCCAGATGGGGCGCAGCTTCATTCGCGCGGCGCTCAACAGCGCCCGCAACGTTCATCCGCAGGACAACAGCCCACAGGCTTCTTCTGCGCGCCGCATCCAGGGCTTCCATGAACTGGATGGCCTGGAGTTCCTCGCCCGCGTCGACATCGAGAAGGACGGCAAGGGCCAGGACCGCAACGTGGTCAAAGTGGCGGTCGAACCCGATCACCCCGACTACGCCAAGTTGATGGGTGTGCCGACCAAGGCTTCGGGCGGCGGATCTTCCGGGGCTCCGGCGCAGGCAGCACCCGCGTACCAAGCACCGGCTCCGCAACGCGCACCCGTGACGGGCAAACCGGCGTGGGCGCAGTGAGGGAGGTGGCCATGAACGCATCCATCCTCACTGCCAGCCACTACGGCGTCGTGCATTTCGGCGATCTCGACTGCGAGGCGGTCGTGCTCACCACCGGCGAGCGCGGCTACGTCCGCAAGGAACTGGCCAAGCTCCTCGGTTTTCACGAATCGCACAAGGGTGGCCGTTTCGCCCGTTTTCTGGCCGACATTGCACCTAACTCATTGTCTCTATTGGAAAAATCATCCGGGCCGATTTTGCTGCCATCGGGACGCCAGACCCAGTTCTTCCCTGCAGGCATCATCGCGGACGTGGCCACCTCCGTGGTGGACGCAGCCATTGCAGGCACGCTGCACCGCGCACGCCAGGGCATCGTCGGTAACTGCCTGACGATCATGCGCGCTCTTGCCACCACTGGCGAGGTCGCGCTGATCGACGAGGCCACTGGCTACCAGCACCACCGCGCACCGGATGCGCTGCAGGAGCTGATCTCCAAGTTGCTGCGCCAGTCCTGCGCATCGTGGGAGCGCCGCTTCCATCCGGACTACTACCGCGCCATCTATCGGTTGTTCGGCTGGAAGTACCAGGGCCACGACCAGAACCCTCCGCACGTCGTCGGCCAGATCACGCTGCGCTGGGTCTACGGGCCGGTGCTGCCAGAAGACTTGCTGGGCGAGATCCGCAATCGCAAGGGCATCTCGCAGAAGCACCACCAGTGGCTGTCCGATCAGGGACTTGCGCATCTGGAATCGCAGATTCACGCCGTCACGGCGATTGCGCGCAGCTCGATGAGCTACCCCGACTTCAAGCGCCGCTGCGAAGCCGCTTTCGCTGGTGCTGCCCTGCAGTTGGGCCTGCTGCTCGATGAACTCGAGGAGGGGGCGTGAAATGCTGGGCCTGCAAACGACAGGCCCGGGGCTACGGCCACACCGACAACCGCCACGGTGTGGGCGATCCCCGGCGCTATCCCATCGACTGGGTGTTCTGCTCGCGTCGCTGCCAGGACGCATTTCACGCGCTGTACGGCAACTGGCAGCGGGCCAAGGAAGGTCGCATCGACAAGACGGAGGTCGCCATGATTGATCCGTCTGATGTCGAACTGGCCGCAATGCGTCATTGCCTCAAGGCCTTCGGCGAGGCAGCGGGCGAGATCGGCTTCACCAAGCCGCTGGGCGATTACTCCGAAGCCGAGGCCCTGCGGGTGATCGACGCCATCGTCACTTGCTGGTCGGACGCAATGGTCGCGCACCACGAGTCCAGCAAGTTTCCGCCCGTTCGGGGCTTGCCGCCCACGCCCGATCCGCTGGCACCCAATGCCGCCAATCCGTTCGCGGATCTGGAGGACGACCTGCCTTGGGAAGAACCGAAGGGGAAGAAGCCATGATGGACTTCAATTCCTCATCGAGCATCGCGGGCCAGGTCTCCGCCCTGGTCGACGCCGGTTTGCAGC